TAAAATTTGTCCTATACGCAAAAAAGGGGATAATATCCTCATCTTTTAGCGGCTTAAGTAGCTCTGCTGTGATTAGTGCTTGTGTTTCATTTACCCCAAGCGCTTCTTTGATCGTTTGTATGCGGTTCATTTAAAACGGCTCCTTGTTTTCAAGATATGCCACGTTTTGGGTAGCTATTTGGTTCGTTTCTTTCGTGCTCTCGAGGTAGTAGCTTACATCGCCACCAAAACGCCTTACGTCCTCTACGCTTAGGCTAAGCCCACTTTGCGCTTTGTTGTAGGTTGGCTTTGGCTTAAAGACCCCTTGCCACTCATTGCGCATTGCTTCTCTTAGGCACTCATTGACGTCTATGCCCTCGTTCGCCCACTTAGCCCACTCGCTAAATTTCATCTCGATACCCTTTTGCGTCAATTTTTCTCGTCGTTCTTTCTTGTAGGCTAGATATTCTTGCCAAAGATTTGGATCGATGAAGTCAGGTAGTGAAATGTCCTTAGGGGGTAGGGGGATTTGTTTGGTTTGTGTTTGAATTGTTGTTTGATCTGTGTTTGAACTGTCTTGATTATTATTCTTTATTGATTTTGCATTCTCACAATATCCATTTTGCATTTTAGCTTTTTCCATTTTGCGTTTTTGCAAAATGGATTTTTCGTATTCGCAATTTGGATTTTGCAATTCTAAATTATCGTTTTTGCACTCGTTCGTAACATTAAAATTAGTATCAATTAGATAAAGAAAATCATCACCCAAAGAATACCAAGCAGTGCGGTCAAATTGATTTTTGTTAAAATTCCCTTTTACTATTGCATTAATCTTTTCAAGTTTCTTTAAAATTCGGTTTATTTTATCCGTGTTTTTATAGTATGGAAATTGTTCTAAAAATGCATCAAGAGTATTATAAGTCCAATGCCTGCCATTATAAAAATTTTTATTATTATCTTTGTTGTGTTTAGTCCAATAAGCAATATGTCCTAAGATATTTGCTTCATCAAAGCCTATTTTACAAGCCAATTCAACATCTACGCTATGAGTTTTAATCATCACTTGGCTCCTTTTCGCTTTTTATAATACTCTCGTTCATCGAGTGATTTTCGTTAAAAAAGCACCACTTAACAGTCACCCCAGTAATAGGGCATTTATCTTTGCCTCGCTCTTTTATGCGCCCCAAAAATACAAGGTTATTTACTCTCGCGCTTACGGTCGCAGTAGGCAACCCTGTTTCTTCCGACAACATATGTCGTGACGCACCATTTGGGTATTTAAAAAGCGCTTTCATTATCTTCGTTTTTTGTATCTCGTGTTGATCTGCGCTCGCTATGTAGCCGTTTATGCTTGTTTCGGCGATCATTTCACGCTCCTAGCCTAAAATCTTTATTTTTTGCGAGCTTTATTTGCTCGAAAATCATTTTTACGACATTGACGCTCATCGCGTTGCCCGCTTGTTTATAAGCCTGCGTATCACTCACTACGATTTTGAAGTTTTCGGGGAACCCTTGCAGGCATAGGCACTCTCTAGGGGTTAGCTTACGTATGCGCTCGCTCTTTAGTAGATTATTTTGCTCAAAGCTGCTAGAGCTTATCGTAGGGCAAAGCTCAAACTCATTGCCTTTATTAAAACCTCGTGCGCGTTGTAAAATTTTCGGCTCTTGATTGCCGCCTTGTGCCGTGTGTATAGTAGGAGCTACCCCGTCGGTAGCATAAACGCGCTTTAAGATGTCGTTGCCTTTTATGTCGAGCTTACCGATTACTTTTATGAAGTTATCCGTCCGACGATTTCCTGCGGTAGTCATTATGCAATTCCCTACATCGCATAAAAACTTTGGAGCAAAGCTACCCTGAAAGTTGTTTTCTTTTTTCTTAAGGCATGCGATCATCTTATCGCTCAAAAAGTATTTTTCATCTACTTCGCGATCAAGCATATCGCCCAAATTTAGTTTTAGCGGTATTTTTGGAGCATAAGAAAAAGCGTGATATTCGTCTGCGTTCAAAAACCCCACAATATACAATCGTTCTCTATTTTGCGGTATGCCGTAGTCTTTGGTGTTTAAAATCTCGGCGTGACAAAAATAGCCTAGTTTCCGCAAAGCATCTAAAAACCTTTGATAGCTTTTGCCGCTGTTAATAGACAAAAAGCCTTTGACGTTTTCATAGATGAATACCTTAGGGCGAGCTTCACTAACAATGCGGTAAAATTGCCATATCAGGTTGCCTCTCTCGCCATCCTCGCCTGCGCGTTGTCCTGCGATTGAAAAGTCTTGGCAAGGGCTGCCTCCGATCAAAATATCTATTTGCCCGGCGTAAGCTCTAGCGTCAAGATCGCAAACATCCTCGTAAAAAACTGCCGGGGCTTCGTGATTGGCTAGATAGCTTTGACGCGCGAATTTGTCTATCTCGCAGGCGAATATCGTCTCTACCTCGTCAAATACTTCGCGAGCGACAAACTCGGGCGCGCCGATACCTGAAAAGAGAGTGGCGAGGGTCATTTTTTTAGCCTTTTTGAGTTGTTTGGCTTCTAGGCTATTACTTGCTACCATTTTTAGCCTCCTCCTCCTGCTTTTCTACCCCTAAAATATATGCATTTAGCTTGTCGCCCCAAGCATAAAAGGGATGTCCCAACTCTTGCAAAGCTGCGTATCTCACATCCCCATTAGGTTTTTTATTGTTTGATCCACACGCGTATGTATTGCAAGTCCCAGCCGACTTGTAAAATTTACCAAGCCATTTTCTAATCTTTTTTCTATATTCTGTCTGTTTCATAACCTTATATTACTATCTGTTATATAAAATATAACTTAAGGTTATTTGATTTTTAACTATTTTAGTTATAAAATATTACGCAAAGTTATATCTTGCAAAGGGGTAAAAAATGAAAGAATTTAAAGATAAATTGTCAGATTTACTAAAAGAAAAAGGTATAAATACTATACAATTTGCCGATATTTTAGGCATTTCACAGCCTTTAGTTAGCCAGTGGTTAGCTGGAGAAAAGAGGACAAAAAAACATTTATTGCCACTGGCTAAATTTTCAGGCTATCCGATCGCTTATTGGTTAGACGACGCCATAGAAAAACCAATAGAAGCCCATAAATATGCAGATAATATCTCTTCTAACAGTGCCAAAACTGTGTATATCCCTTTTTATAAAGATGGGGTGGTTTCTGCGGGTCGTGGTGCTGAAAACGACGATTTTGGCGAGCCTGAACTATTGCCGTTTAACCCAAATGATTTAAAGATTATGTTTAATGTAAGCCCTCACGCAAAACTAGGCATTGTTCCTTGTTTCGGTAACTCAATGGAGCCGACTATTAAAGAAAGTGACTTGGTTGTTTTTTGTGATGACATAAACCAAATAGAGGGCGCTATTTATGTTTGCAAATATGAAAACGAAATTTTTATAAAAAGAATAAAAAAACGTCCTACATTGGCGTTAATAAGTGATAATAAGGACTACGAGCCAATAATTATCGAGGAAGAGTTAAACGTCGAAATTTTAGGGCGTGTTGTTGGTTGTTACGCCATAAACTCTAAGAGAATATAATAAAGGGCTAACGTTTGAGGATTATGGGATAAAGTAGGGGTATTTTGGTAGCTACTCAAAAACATTAGAGAGTAAAAATGACAGAAAAAGAATTTAAAGGGAAATATAATGAGTTGGTCGAAAATGGCTATTTTTTTATAAATCATAGAGTTACAGCCAACTCTCTTGATTTTAACAGCCTTTGTGCCAAATTTAATCTACCCATAATCAAAGTTACAAAAATTGGAAAATTTTATCATAACGAATATTGTGATATGTATATGTTTTATTCTGGGGATAGGCTTAGCTATTATGATGCAGAAAAAATTATGGATGAAAAATTTGGTTAACGGCGCAAAAACGAAATTACAGGGGTGAGGGAGTAAAAGAATAAAACAACAAATGATATTAACATAAAAATAAAGTTTTATAAGGGGCTAGTATTTGACGATCAGGGCATAAGATAGCCCTCGCGTAGTCGGTGCTACTCCATAAATTCAAAGAGGTTTTAGAAATTTATAGTATATTTTGCTAAATTCTAGTAAAATTTGATAACAATTGAAAACTTAAAGAGGGGATGATGCGTACGAACGAAGCCTTTATAACGCCGAGCGTGCTAGAGTGGGCTATAAAGCGCGCTGGCGTTAGCGCAGAGAGTATCCATAAGAAAGCGGAGCAATGGGTAAGCGGCAAGGCAAGACCGACGTTTAAGCAAGCTGTCGATATTGCTAAAACGCTACAAATTCCGTTTGGGTATTTATGGCTCAAAGAACCCCCTAAAGAGCAAGAAATCATCCCCGATCTAAGGACTATCGGAAACGGCGGCTTAGCGCAGATACCGCTAGAGCTAAAAACCGTAGTAAACGACGTTAAGCAAAAGCAAGAGTGGTTTAAAGAATACGCCAAGACAAACGGCATTCTGAAGTGCGAAGCGATAGGTAGATTTAAAGGTTCTGACGACACGCAAGAGATCGCCGACGACGTAACGGCGCGACTTGAAATCCAAGACCTAGTCGGCAGCGGATGCGACAAAGATCGAATGCTTAAAAATTTGATAGAAAAGATAGAAAAATTAGGCATTTTGGTTATGCGAAATAGCATTCTTAGAGGCAACACCAAAAAAAAATTAAACCTTGATACTTTTAGAGGATTTGCGATATTCGACGAATTCGCCCCGTTAATTTTCATAAATACCAACGACAGCAAAGCAGGTCAAATTTTCACGCTTATGCACGAAGTAGCTCATCTTTGGATAGGGCAAAGCGGTATATCCGATTTGGATATACGAGAGAACAACAAAATAGAGCTTGCTTGCAACGAAATAGCTGCCAAAATCCTAATGCCCAAAACAAAAATTCAAAAAGCGTTTAGAGAATTTGACGACGATAGGTGGCTTGAGTGTATAGCCGATCGGTTTAGTGTTAGCACTCTAGCGGTGTTAAATAGGCTAAGAAGCCTAAGCCTACTCGCCCCGCGCAGGTATCAAGAGCTATACAACGCCGAGCTGGAGAGACTTAGCCGCATACCCAAAACGAGACCGAGCGGGGCTCCGCCGCCCGAGGTTATGGTCAGGGTAAGAAACGGCTATTTATTTACTTTTGTCGTTACCAGCTCCGTTTTAAGCGGCGACGAGACGTACACGAACGGCGCAAGTTTATTAGGTTTTAAAAATACCGACCTGATAAACAAAGTGGCAAAAGAGATTAGGTCTTGATATGTATTTGATAGATACGAATATTTTAATAACCGCCAAAAACTCGTATTACCCGTTTGATTTTTGCTCTGGCTTTTGGGCTTTCGTTCAAGATAAATTAGTAGGCAACGATATAAACCTGATAAGTAGCGTCCAGCGCGAAATTTTAGCCCACGACGACGAGATCGCAAACTGGGTATTGAATCTTAACCCGACCGTCTTAGACGATACTGCCGCAGAGGTACAAGCGATATTTAGCGGCATAGCCAACGATGTAATGCAAGGTAGAATTTCCCCGAGCTTTTCCCAATCCGAAAAAGATAGATTTTTAAGCGGCGCCGATCCGCTGCTTATCGCAACGGCAAAACATCTAAACTATACGATAGTAACGAACGAAAAGGCTGTTCCGCACAACTCTTCGAAAATAAAAATACCCAACGTTTGCGACTATTACGACGTACGTTATATAACGCCTTTTGAGATGTTAAGGCAACTAGGCATAAACCTTTGCCATAATTGCGCCCCGTAAGAAGGCAAAATTTGGGCTTTGGCAGAGTAGCAACCCTACTCCGCCGTGGCAGTTGAGAAAACGTTAATTTTTACACACTTTTATTTTAAAATTTGCCATAATTACAATGTAATAATTTTTAAAAAGGAGTTGAAAATGAAAAAAGCTATCTATGTTAGTTTTTTTTCTTTATTGCTTGCTGGCTGTATGTTTAACCCAAATAATAGAGATGTAGCGTTTTTTAAAGGCATCCCTTATTACGCCCCAGTCGATGCACAGGGGATTATTTTGGAAGAGGATCAAATAACCGATACTTATAAAATGGGGATATATTCTTGCAAGCCAGGAGATCTTTTTTGGTTGTCTCCCTATAAAAAAGAAGAATTTGTGACTGCTATCAAAGCCAAAAAATTCGATACTCTCCAAAAAATGGCTGATGAAAATCTTATAGGTTGTGTTTCGCCTATGAGCGAGGCAGAACTTAACTATATAACTACAATGCAAGCAGCAAGAGCCTCAGCGGCTGCAAATAATTATAGTATTTTTGATGCAATGAATGCATGGACTAATGGTCTCAACGCCAACACAAATGCTATGATAAATAGGCAAAATCAAAATACAATCAACTCTGTAAATAGGAATTTACGACAAATGAACGATTCTTTGGACGCTTTACAAAATCAAGGCAATAGGCAATATTATAAAGCCAACCCTATATATCCATATTAATTCAATAAGAGCCGCTACATTTAAGCGGCTCTTTGCCACATCTCATAAATACACCTGATTACTCACACAAATTTATACTTGCTCCCCAGCCTACTTTTTAAAACAACTATTTCTTTTCAAAAAAATAATTATAATTAAATTACATAACTTTAAGTAATATTTTAAATAACATTAAGTTATATTTAATATAACCTTTGGTAATATTCTCTCATCGAAACAAAAAGTAGATAGGCTTCAAGCGTAAGCTGACAGAGTGAGCCTCCTGCGAGTTTTGCAGGTCAATCACGTTTCAATCTGAAGCGTCAGTGATAGGGCGAAAATCTATCACTCAGCACCAGCCCTGATTTAGGATAGTTTTTCACAGGGTTATTAATAAAACGAAAAACACTACTTTTTCTAATAAAAGCCTTGCTTGCTTGGAGTAGGCGAAAGCCTGCTAACACTTTTCATATAAAAAATTTTCCTTTAAAGTTGCTTTTGCAAGCTAATTTAATTTTTAACATCTTTCAGTCGGCGGTGGCGAGCAAGGTTTCTATTAGAAAAAGGAGCTTGAGATGAGAAACAAGCAAAAATATTTAAAAGTAACGTTTAACGGATGCACTAGATACTCTACAAGAGAGCCAAATTTTTACACCTACGAGGTCTATTTTGACACATTGGGGCTGGTGCTTTATATCCACAAAGATGCACTTGTTCTGCTAGCAATAAAAGATAAAAAACTAAACTCAGTAAAACTAAGTAAAAAACAACTAGCCAGCTTTAAAGCTGAGTATGTTTATGAGATAGCCTAAGGAGCTAAAAATGAAAAAGATAATTAGATTTTTTCGCATAGTTTTCAGCAATGGCGGCGAGATAAAGAATATCGCCTATCTAAATATCAAAAGGGGTTAAAAATGAGTTTGAGCTATGACTTAGCACGTGCCGAAAGCGACGTGGCACACATAAATTTAGACAAAGAATATGACGAGCTAATAACTGACATTGAAGCTGTATATAGCCGCCACCGCTACGCATTTAAAAATGCACTTGGTGAAAACAGTGGCGAAATAGTTGATCTTCTAATCGAGCATTGCAAAAAAGATTTTTTCGCTTACGCAGCACTTGTCTATGTGCTATGCGTTGAAGCTGAAATGAGCAAAGAGGCAGTTTTAAGCTATACAACTACCTACAAAAAAAGTCTTGAAAAACTACGAGAGGAGGCTGATAAAGATGCGATACTCCACACTAAAGAGGCTTGTTAAATTTTATTATGAGCCAGGAATGACTGTCGGTGAGTTTTTAGAGATTGTTAAAAAATTGAGAAATTTTTAACATAAATGATAAATGCGTTAAAAAAGGATAAAAATGCTAACAAATAAACAATACCACGCACGCCCTGAAATATCTAAGAGCGACCTTGATCTACTAGCCAAAAGCCCTTTGCACTTAAAAATGAAAAATGAGCTTAAAAGTGAGCCTACAAAGGCTTTGCTCTTAGGCTCTGCCGTGCATAAGCTAGTATTAGAGCCAAAAGATTTTTCAAATGAGTTTAGTGTAGAGCCTGACGTTGATAAACGCACCAAAGAGGGCAAAGCAATTTATAGTGACTTCTTAGAAAATTTAGGCGATAAAACCTCGCTCGAAGTTGATACTTTTGACACGGCTGTAGAGATAGCAAATAGTGTTAATTCTATGCGTGAAACAGCTATATTTTTAAAAGACGGACTAGCCGAGCAAAGCTATTTTAGTGAGATAGAGGGCGTAGCGGTCAAATGTCGCCCTGATTTTTATAATGAAAAAATGGGAGCAGTGATCGATCTAAAAACAACTTCTGACGCTTCAGCCAGTGGCTTTGCTAGATCGGTAGCTAGTTTTAACTATCACGTGCAAGCAGCATTTTACAGCGATATTTTAAGAAGCTTAGGCAAAGAGGTAAATTATTTCTTGTTTATCGCCGTTGAAACGAAAGCCCCCTATTTTGTAGGCTTTTATGAGCTTGACACCGCAGCGATAGAGCAAGGGCGTAAAACATATCTTGAATTGCTAGAGCTTTACAAATATTGCCGTGAGCGTGACGAGTGGTGGGGCTATGCAAAAAAAGAAGGCGACAAGATAGAGGCGGTGCAAACTTTGAGCCTGCCAGCATGGAAATTTTACGAACAGATAGCATAAATTTGAAAGGATAAAAAAAATGACACCAACACAACACTTATTCAACAAAAAAGAGGCGGCGGAGTTTCTAGGCATAGGCTTATCAACTCTTTATCGTTATCAGAAAATGGATGACTTCCCAAAACCTATCATCTACAAAAATCAAACCATACGCTTTAAACGTGATGACCTCGAAGCCTTTATGTATAAAAGACAAGGCGGAGAGATACCAGAACAAGAGGAACCCCTAAAACCAAAATATGATGAGCTAAGCGAGGAGGATTTTTACTTAGGCTTTTTATCAATAGTCAAAGCACACCACCCAAATCTTATTGAAGCCTTAAGCAAGGGCAAAACTAGTAAGCAGACCGATGAAGCCCTAGAGGTAGCTCTTAACTTTTACGATACATCGTTAGAAATAGTGAAGGAGCTATGCAAACTAAGAGATGAGAATAAAAGGCTAATGAATGCCCTTAAAAATAGCACAAAAGGTGATGTCAAATGAACCAAATACAAGAATACCAAGATAGAAAAACGGAGCTTGAAGTAAAAAAATTTGAGCTTGAACAAAGGAAAGCCAAAGCTTTTGTGGCTACTGATTTTTTCCCAACTCATTTACGCAAGGGTAACGAAACAGCAAATATCGGAACGGCGATTATTGTGCTTGATTTAGCTCAGCGTATGAATATAGGCGCTTTAGAGGTAGCACAAAGCATTTATATCATTCATGGCAAGCCTAGTTTTGAAACGAAATTTTTAGTTGCTAGGCTAAACTCAAGCGGGCTTTTAAAGGGGCGATTGCAAACTATTGTAAGCCCTGATGGCAATAGCGCGCATTGTGAAGCCATAGACGCCCAAACTGGACAATTATTAAAAGGCACAACCATAACAATGGAAATGGCAAGGCGTGAGGGTTGGCTAAGTAAAAATGGCTCAAAATGGCAGACAATGCCAGAGCTAATGATGAAATATAGAGCACAAAGTTTTTTCATAAATGAATTTTTTCCAGAGGTAAAATATGGACTAAAAACATCTGATGAAGTGGAGGATATTGTTGCATTTGAACCTAATGAACAATCAAAAACACCGCCAAAAGCTGGACTAAACGAGCTTTTGAACAGTTCGGAAAAACCGAACAGCTCAGTTGGTGCAAAAAATTCACAAACTGAATACATTGAAGCTGCGCCACTTGAAGTTGAAATCGCAACTGTAAAAGAAAATTTGACAGTTGAACAAATGCCTCACGATCTACTACAAAGTGAGCTAATAAGACGAGGTGCAAGTGAAACAGAGGCTGAAAAATTAGTTGAGAGGCTAAGTCTTTATGATGCCCAGATGTATCTAAAAGATCCAAGCAGTATTGATACTTTAATGGAAAATTTAAGGAGTTAAAAATGAAAGCATTAGGAATTTTAAGTGCATTGTTCGCTGGGCTAAATGGCGCAGATGATTTTTCAAAGTGCACCACAAACACAAATAGTAAAGCCCGCATGCCATACTCAAAAACTAGACGCACAAAAGGCACTTACGATAGAAGCCAAAGAATAAGGGCAAACAGACGAAAGGCTAAGAGATGTTTAACAAAATAGTTTTGGTCGGAAATTTAACAAAAGATATTGATTTGCGCTATACCCAGGGCGGCGCAGCGATAGGCAGCGCAGGTATTGCCGTAACTCGCAAATATACGCTAAACGGCGAAAAACGAGAGGAAACTTGCTTTATAGACATAACGTTTTTCGGCAAACAAGCGGAAATAGCTAATCAATATCTCGGCAAAGGCTCAAAGCTTCTAGTCGAGGGTCGATTAAAATTTGACCAATGGACGGACAATAACGGGCAAAACAGAAGCAAACACACGGTAGCCGTCGAAAATATGACAATGCTAGGTGAGCCGAAGCAAAACAATCAAGGCTATCAGCAAAGCGGCTATTCAAGCCAGCGCCCGCAGCAAGGAGCGCCTAAGAAACCGCAACAGCAAAAATCGCCTGCCGATGACTACGAAATAGACATTGATGCCGGCAAATACGACAACGACGAAACGATACCATTTTAATTGTTTGACTGTTGTTTGATAGTTGGCTTAATATAAGCTTATTCTAGCCATACAAAAGCCGATATTTAGGGCTTTTGCTAATTAAAATTTGTTTGATAAGTAAATTCTAAGGACTAACTATGGGCAAAAACTTTAGCGGTAATACCAACAAAAGCCGATCAAAAAGCGACTTCTACCAGACGCCGTATAGCATCACACGGCGGCTTTTAGAAGTTGAAAAATTTAAGGGGCACATACTAGAGCCTGCTTGCGGCGCAGGCGCGATAACGGCGATTTTAAGAGAAGCGGGCTACGAGGACGCTACGGCTTACGATTTGCTGCTAGACGGCAAAGATTTTCTAGCCGAAACGCGCAAATTTGACGCGATTGTTACAAACCCGCCGTTTAGCCTCGCTAAAGAGTTTATTTTAAAGGCTTGCGAAGTCGCGCCTAGATTTGCTTTTTTGCTGCCGCTAAACTATCTACACGGCAAAGAGCGGCTAGACGAGATTTATTCGCGTGAGATTTTAGAAAAAGTTTATGTTTTCGCGCGCTACCCTTTGCTCTCCACCCAGATACGCCCAGACGGCAAATACGAAACGGGGATGATGGTATATGCTTGGTATATTTTCGATACTAGGCACAAAGGTGCGCCGAGTATACACTGGATAGACAATAGCGATGACGTAGCAAGGAAAAGAAAATGACTTACGGCGAAGCGATTATGAATGCAAAAGATAAGATGAAGCTAGTAAAAGGCACGTTTAAGATAGGCGTGCCACTGCCACAGCGGTTAAACTTTGAAAGTGCGATGAAATACTACTGCGAAAAACTAGATCGCTATTGGCTTAGTAAGATTGAGCTAAGCCCAGCCTCTAAATTTTCAAAGCAAGAGGTGCTACAAATATTAAAAGGCAAAAATCTAAACGGAGTGAGCGATGACAACGGCTGAACTTAAAGACGCAGCCATTTTTGTAATGGCGTATAGTTTTTTACAGATGGATAGCACTGAAAAGCTAGGATTATTTATAAACAAAAAAGCGAGCAAATTTATCGATGAGCTGATCGAGGCGATGACGCCGATAGTCGGACACTATCACGCCTTTAAAAGGCGGATAGAAACCCAAATAAACGCTTTGGATAACAAGGCGAGCATTGCCAAAAAGAGCTTTAGCACGACAGCTCCACAACTAGCGTGTGATCTGCTTTATTTGCGCTTAGCGCCAAATGAACGCAAGGGGCAAAGGCTGGCTCCGATACTGGTTGATTTTTATGCGGCAAACAAAGAGAAAATAGCTTATATATCAAACAAGAGTTGCGATACAAAATATCGCAAAGAGGCTGAGGATAGCCAAACACTGGCTTATTTTTACATTGAGAATATTTGAAAAGGATATATGATGAAAAAGATAACACTAGAAGAAAAGATAGAAGTTATTAAGGCTTATGCAGAGGGTAAGCCCATAGAGTACTTTAGTAAATTCCATAATAACTGGTTTGATAAAATACATAATATATGGGATTTAGAAGAGGGTAAATATAGAATAAAGCCTACTAAAGCAACTGCTAAGTTTAACGTTGGAGATAATCTTGTTTTTAAAATGGATGAAAATAAAGTAGGTCCTGTAATATATAAAGTTATAGGAGTAAAAGAGAACTTTTACGATTTCTATAACACAAGCTCTTATACTAGGAACGAAGCAGAACAAGATTTTATCAACGTAAGGGATGTCTTATGGTATTTTGAGATTTACGACTATGTTACTAAAACATGGAAACTACTTACATACAGGAGATTTACTATTTCTGAGGCTGATAGTGAGTTTGGAGTTCAGCACGATACGCTTAGTTGGAAGCCTATGTATAACCTTGGGTTTAAGTTAAAGGAGATTACAAATGTTTGAAAAAGAAGTTAGAGAAGTAATTGAACAATACATATCAAATAGTTGGTATGCAAGTACTTATAGAACAGAAAGCATACAAGAAGATATATCTAAGCGTGTTTATCACGCTCTTCCAGTTTCTGAAGAGATTGTAGATAATCTCGTGAAGTATCCTAATCTGTATAAAGAGCTATCAGATATAGTTAAACAAGAGTTTCCTTTATTGCATAACTGCATTATCTTTATGAGAAATGAGCGAATGAGTGCTTATAGCTTTCGTTCTATTCTAGTTAATAAGGATCATCGTAAAGAGTTTATTAAAGCAGTCGATGCTCTTAAGTTAAGAGTTGTTCAAGAAGAGTTAAAGCCTTATGCTAATAGGTTATTCGTAGAATTACCATTGTTAGAAAGTAGAGCTAACGATTTATTTGAAAAGGATAACTAATGAGACCAAGATATAGAGTTTGGG